ATGTGTAGTTATTTAAAAGATGGAACTATTAGAATTAAATTATCTGAATTTGTAGTAGATACTCCTTTTGAGCAGTATATAATAGAACATGAAGTAACTCATGCATATGTTAATGAATATTTCCCTGAAAGTTCTTCTCATGGTTCTAATTTTAAAGAAATAACTAATAAAATATTTCAACATAATTTAATTGAACGTCCTATATACATTAAAAATATAGATAAATTATTTGTTGATTATGATTTTAGTGATAATACTTTTATCATAGAATATGAAAATAAGAAAAAAGCAATAATCCAAATTATGGATAATGAACTTATTAAAATCACAGACAATAATGGAGAATTTTTTAAGTATCCTAATACTGAAGAAATATATTTACATATTTTTATGTGGTTTGCTGAAAAGGCTGAAAAAGAAGGTTTTCCTTTTAGAGAAAAAATGAAAAATTATGTGGGATAGTATTAAATGGTTTTTTCGTAGAGTAAAACGAACATTAGAGTTCTTACCTCATATCTGGAAAGGTTATGATTTTGATTACAAATACTCTATTAAACTTTTCCGAAAACAATTGGAAAGACAAGCTAAGTTTATGGAATCTGATAGAGCAATGACCTTATCTGCTAAAACTAATGCTCAGAAAATCAGAACCGCAATCCGATTGATGGATAAAGTTTATGATGAGGAATATGCATCTGAATATATGACTCAAATTGATAAACTCTATGGAACAACTCACTACGATTTTGTAGAGTTAGATGAGTTGGATGAAACTGGTAGACCTTATTATGAACTAAAACTTAGGAACGAAGGTGCAGTTGATGAATATCACCAAAAAGAAATTGAAGAGGTTCGAAAACAAATGATGCTATTAAGTAGAGATAAACAAAAGAGAGCACACAAACTTCTTTGGGATTATATAGAACATAACATTCAAAGATGGTGGGATTAGTTTTGGTTACCTAAAATATTTTTCGTATATTTATAAAATTAATCGTTCGTTGACATTGGTTGGAGCTTTAGTACACGAGGGTTCGATTCCCTCTATCTCCACAATAGAACCTAGCCTGCCTCTCGTAGAAGCACAATTGGATTGTTGCATAGTGGCCACTTAATCAACATTAACTAGGTCTTAGTATTTAAAGGGGATAACAGGTTTCGATACTAAAATTGAAAATCAAAAGAGAATGATTTTAAAGTTAACTGGAGAGTTAGCAATTGCAGCATAAAAGCTGTTAAATCTTCCATATTAGATATGTGAAGGTTTAGGTGTAGTCCCTACCTAAGTGGGACAAATACTCCCGTAGCTCAGCTGGATAGAGCATCTGCCTTCTAAGCAGACGGTCGCAGGTTCGAATCCTGCCAGGAGTACAAAATTCAATGATTGGAGGGTTATAGATGCTCCCAAGTAGGTGCAAGGCCTACATTGGAAGATTGGCAGAGCGGTCGAATGCACTGGTCTTGAAAACCAGCGTACCGAAAGGTACCGAAGGTTCGAATCCTTCATCTTCCGCAATTACTTTTATATTCTCATGGAAAATTTATATAACAAATATCTAAAAATTAGAGCTTGGCTTTATAGTAAAAGACCTAATGGTTTACAATTAAAAGCTAGACCCCCTAAAAATTATAAAAGAACTTTTTACGATAATTTTCAAAAAGGTTTACGTTCTAATGAGTGGTATATTGGTGCTCGTTGGGGGAGATTTTTTGTTCATAGATTAGACTTTTATTGGGACAAAGATGCTATTACTATTAATAAAAAAGGTATTAATTTTCATATTATTAAAAGACCTAAAACCTTTATTAAAAAAGATTTACCTAAATGGGAACAACATACCAGTTTACCTGAACAATGGACTGCTACCCATATGAATGGTATGATTTCCTCTAATAGATTATACGGAACTAATACTTGGATTGAAATTACAGCAACTTTACCTGAATCAAAATTCCAATGGAGTGCATTTTGGACTTGTGGTTTATCTACTTGGCCTCCTGAAATTGATATTTATGAAGCTTTTACTAAAGATGATCCAAAAAAATCATTTGAAATTTCACCTAATATTCATAGGAGAATAACTCATGTAACAACTGAAGGAATAGGACATGATCCAATCCCTATTAAAAATCCAATGAACAGAGAAGTCCAATATGCAGTACATTGGACTAATAGTTTTGTTAAATTTTATTATGATGGAATTCTTATTAAGAAAGTAACTGATAAGGAATTTATTGAAAAACTAAGCATCCCCCAGTACATTATATTAAATAATGGATACAGAGATGAATTATATGGGGATGAAAATGTAGAATCAACTCTTACTGTTAAAGAAATCAAAATATATCAGGCAAATTAGCTTAGTTGTTTTTATTTGGTTATATCAAATATTTTTTGTATATTTACCAAAGTTATTTACAATAATGCCTCGGTGTTGGAATTGGTAGACAAGACAGACTTAAAATCTGTTGTTCAGTAATGAGCGTGCGGGTTCAAGTCCCGCCCGAGGTACAAAAAATGTTAAGCCCATTTAGGGCTTTTTATTTTCTCTCGCCTTTGGAATATCCATTAAAAATTATTATATTTATAATAGAATATAATATATTTATGGACTTCAATAAGATATTTGATTCATTTACTTCAGGCTCATCTTCTACCACAGTAGAAGAGGATAATAAAATATGGGTTGACTTTACTGATACCCCTGTTTATAAACTAGGGATGTTTAAGAAAATTATTATCAATCAAAAACAATATAAACAACGTATTGATAAAGTTATTAAAGAAATTCCCCAACTTCTTCCTGTTATGTTAATGAAAGGAGAAGAAGTAAGTGAACAACTTACATTTGAGAGAGCCTGGTATTATATCGATAAATTTGATTTTAAAAATGAAGGTGCTTTAGATGCCCTAAGGATATTTGCAGATGAGTATACTATTTTAGCATGCGAATTGTCTATTTCTTATTGGGAAGAACTAGAAGAATACGAAAAATGTGCTCATATTAAAAAAGTTTTAGATCTTTTAAAAGATAACGTGCCTTCCTAATTTTCTTTCGTTAACTTTTTGTCATTATAAAATTTCCCAAAAGGGTAATAAGGAGAAAAATAGAGGGTTGGGGAATAAAAGAGAAGAAAAGAAAAACAAAAACAAGTATAAACCGTTAATAGGAATTGTCCTATTTTAAATTAAATTCAAAATGAGAAATAAAAGTTTATTTTTAGAGAAACTAAACAGGATTGAAGGAAAACTTAAATCCATAGAGGTGTTAATGACTAGACCTTCTACTACTATTCAGCAGATGAAAGAAAATCTTCAATATTGCTATGATCAGATTAATGATCTAGAGTCAATGATAGAAAGAGAAGAAGAAAAATATAATTAAGATATAACAATCAGTTATGGAATTAAAACCAGAAGAAATTAAAGGTAATTGGGAAAAGTTAATGGGCTATATTAGCCAGTACATCTCATCTCCCAGAAAAGAAAAATTACTAGATTTTTATAAAAAATATGAAGATAGGTTAATTTTAATGCCTGCTTCTCATCGTAAAGAATACCATAATGCTATCCCAGGTGGGTATATTGATCATGTTCTTAGAGTATTAGAGATTGCCCTTGCAACCAAAAAAATATGGGAATCCTTTGGAAGTGATACCTCAGGATTTACCGAGGAGGAACTAGTATTTTCAGCTATCAATCATGACCTAGGGAAAATGGGGGATGAACATCATGAAGCCTATCTCCCTCAGGATGATAAATGGAGAAAAGAAAAATTAGGGGAAGATTATAAACATAATACTGCTTTACCCTTTACAGGTATTCCTGAGAGGAGTTTATACCTACTTCAGGCTCATGGTATAATTTATACCCTCAATGAAATGATAGCTATTACTACCCATGATGGTATGTTTGATCCAGGTAATGAAAAATATTATAAAAATTTCATGGCAGAACAAAAACCTAGGAATCCTCTTCCTTATATCCTCCATCATGCTGATATGACTGCGGCTCGTATTGAATTTGAAGGGTATTGGGCAGAAAAAAGTAAAGATAATTTGGATTCCTCAAAGAAGGGTAATACTATGTCTCCATCTAATAAAAATCCTAAAAATAATACAAAGAATCAAAAAGCATTAGGTTCAATTAAAAGTAAAGGATTAGCAAATATGTTAAGTGATTTATGATAATAGCAGTAATTGTACTATCAATAATGGTCGTGATCCTAGGATACACGACCATTAACCTCTTAAGAAAAAATGAAAAACAAGAAGATATTCTTGCTTCATATCTAGAATATCTGGACAAAATATCCAGGTTAATAGAATTATCTAGTAAAAAAATCAAAAAACTAGACCATAAAGGGACATTTGAAAGTGATGATGAAGTGGGATTCTTTTTTAAGCATATTAAAGCTATTCAAGAAGTATTAGATGAATTTATTATTAAACCTATAAATCCTAAAAAACAGGATAAAAATTAATATGCCTAAAAAAGCTAAAAATAAAAATTATTTTACTAAAGATACTGAAGAAGCAATAGTTGCTTATAATAATACTGATGATATAGTTAAAAAACATAGATTATATCATACTAGAATTCATTATCCTTTTTTTAAACTAACTGAAAATATTATTCATACTTTTAAATATTATTATACTGAAGTAGATAATATAGAAGATTTACAACATGAAGTAATTACATTTCTTTTAAGTAAAATTCACTTGTTTAATCCCGATAAAGGAGCAAAAGCCTATTCTTATTTTGGTACTATTGCAAAACGTTATTTGATTTTATCAAACCAAAAAAATTATAAAAAACGTATCAATAATACCCCAGTAGAAGATTTATATAAAGATGATAACTTTAGTTATATGTTGGATGATGAAAATCCTACATTAGCTTCTAATTCTCCTGCTCAAGAAAGTTTAAATAAATTTGTTGATTATTTTGTAGATTATTGTACTAATAACATTTATGAATTATTTCCTAAAAAAAATGATGCTCAAGTAGCTGATGCTATTTTAGAATTATTCCGTAAAAGAGAATATATTAATATTTTTAATAAAAAAGCCCTTTATATTAATATTCGTGAAAATATAGATGCTAAAACTCCTAAAATTACAAAAATTAAAGATAAATTAAAATATATTTTTGACCAAAATTATGATTTTTTTCTTAGAGAGGGGTATGTCGCTTTTGACTCTGTTAAGGTAGATTATGAGTAGTCATATTTATAAAAAAATATCAATATAAATATGTCTAGTGCTTTTAAAGAAAAAATATTTAAAGGAAAAACTTTTAGTAATTTATTAGAAGAAATTTACAATAATCAAAAGAAAAGGGAAGCTCAAATAATTGCCCTAATTTCTGAATTAAAACCACTTGTTCAGGATATTGGAGATGCTACTCTTATTGTCCCTCTTATTAAAGAGTATTTAGATCTAGGGGTTAAAAATGATGAAGCCCTTATTAAAATGGCTACTATAATTCAAAGAATTGTAACTAGTAATGGATCCTCATCTAATGATGGTTTGATTATATCAGATGAAGAGAAAGAGCAATTAATGAATGAAGTAAATAAACTGAAAGATAAAGATGAAGAAAAGTAATGAGTTTATTTTCAAATTTAGATAAAACTACTAATAGAGGGCTAAGTGAAACTCTTACTAATCTTAAAAACCAGTTTATTCCAGCAAGAGTACTGGAAGTGGATCAATCTACTACGTTAACTAATGGAGTTATAGTTGTTGAGGAATTAAATACATCTTCAAATTTAGGTCTTAAATCAAAGTTTAAAGCTTGGCCTTTTTTCCCTAATATTAAAATATACCCATTAAAAAATGAAGTAGTATTTTTATTTAGCGCCCCACAAGGGGATTTATCTACCAACCCAGGTAATATTAAATATTACTATTTAACATCATTAAATATTTGGAATAATCCTCAGGTAAATCCCACCCCTAATCAATATGAGAATATATCTCCAGATACCCAAAATAAATCTTTAGCAGAAATAGAGGCAGGCTCCTCAAATAAATCCTCTGTTCAAGGGAAAGAAAATTTTAAACCTGGTACTTATTTTAATGAAAAAGATAACATTTATCCTCTTTATCCTTATGAAGGGGATACTATTTTAGAAGGAAGATTTGGTAATAGTATTAGATTAGGTAATACTGTATTTAATTCTTTACAAAACTCATGGTCAAGTTTTGGAAATATAGGTGATCCCATTCTAATTATTAGAAATGGTCAAGATATTAATCTTAAAGGACCTGTAGGAAATCTTATAGTTGAAGATATAAATAAAGAACAATCTTCTATTTGGTTAACCTCAACTCAAAAGGTACCAAT